TAGATGACCTATGGAAGCAGCACGCTAATGCTCAATCTTTAATCGGTAAAAAAACTGTAGGTATTCCATCAGAAGAGTCTAGTGAGGATGACTGGAATAATTTTTACTCACAAATGGGAAGACCTGAGCAGGCTGATGGGTATGAATTAAATAATGATCACCTCCCTGAAGGCTTTGAAGTTGATGAAGAGGCTGCTGCTTTTTATAAAAGTATCGCTCATAAAGCAGGATTAACTAATAAGCAAGCTAATATCTTAAGGCAGGAATATGAAAAGAATATTCTTGAGAATCACTATAAATCTAATGATGAATTAAATGATGAGTTTGACGCTATGCTTGATGAGAAGTATGGGCAAAACGCTGACAATGTTCTTAATACCGCTTTGAAGTTTATTAGTGAAAATGTAGATGGAGACTATTCTGAGGTTTTCAAAAACGCACCTAACGAGGTTTTAGCGGCTATGACTGAGTTTGCATACAATGTAAATAAGAAATACGGTGGTGAAGATGTCCCACCAACCGGAGATCCTTCTTATGCAGGTGAGGACTTACAAGAAAGAAAGACTGAGCTTCTTAATATTATGAGTAAGCATGAGAGAAATACTGCAAGCCCAGAATATATTAGGGCGCATAAAGAGTGGATGAAACTTTATAAGTAATATTGCATTATAATAACTTGATGTTTATAATTATTTTAATTGGACAAGCAATCATGCCCCAATTCCCTTAATGGATTGGTAACCCTAAGTTACAAGAGGAGTCCATACTTTAATGGGTAGCTCATCGAGAAGATTTTTTTTGGTGATGTTATTAACTTAATAAAAAGGTGGACACTATGGGTCAATCAATCGATCAAGCGTTAATTACGCAATTTAGTGACATGGTTCATCATAAAGCGCAGCAAATGAAAGCTCGCATGAAGCCCCATGTAAAAATTAAAAAAATGACTGGTGACGTTTTTGCTTACGAGTCACTAAACGACATCGAAGCTCAAGAGCTTACTTCACGCTTCAATAAAGTAGTATTCAGTGACATTGAGCATGAGAGAAGAAAACTAACACGTAGACAATTCTCGGTTACTTTACCAGTAGATGATGAAGATGTTAGAGGAGCGCTAATCAATCCTGAAAAGGAATATGCTACTTCTATCGTCGCTGCTATGGAAAGAGTATTTGATAAAGTAGTTATTGAATCTGCTTTTGCTGATGTTCAAACTGGAAGAGACTTTGGATCAACTTTAACTTTTGCTGGTGAAAGTGGTCTTACTGTAGATGCAACTGCTGGAATGACTTATGCAAAACTTTTAGAGATTCAAGAAAACTTTATTGATAATGAAGTTGGACTAGAGAAAGACGAGGGACTTTTCCTTACTATTACTGGTAATGAGCATACTTCACTAATGGGTGAGGTAGAGCTTACTTCTGGAGATTTCTCTAGAGAGTATTATGTAGAAAAGGGATCTATGCAGATGGCTGCTGGACTTAAGCTTATTAAGTTTGGTGCTAATGCTAATAGTCCTCAATTTCCAGACCTAGGAGCAGGTGAGAGAAATCTTATTGCAGCTTCTAACTCAGGGCTTTGTGTTGGTATCTCTAAGGATATTGAATTAAAAATCACAGATCGTAATGACTATGTAGGTGTTACTCAAGTTCAAGCTAACTTCTCTTTGGGATGTGTTAGAACTGAAGGTAAACATGTACAACTAGTACGAGTAACTGCATAAGGAGTAAATCATGGCTATTGAAAACATTTACGCTGATAGCGATAGAAACGTAGGCAAGAAAGCTCCATCAAGTTCAGGGCAAGGTGCTCAACCGATGAAAGCAGTGCAAGAGTATGAAGTTATCGCAGGTGCTTCTAATGACTCTATTTATATGCTTTTCACGAACGTGCCTAAGAACGCTATTATCACAGACCTAAAATTATCTCATGATGCTTTTGGTGCTGGTGGTTTAGCTAACCTTGGAATCTATGAAAGTGGAACTTTTACTGCAAAAGATGAAGATGTATTTGGTTCAGCCATTAACATTTCTGCTGCTGGCAGAAAAGTTGATGGACTTGAAAACCTATCAATTGAAGATTTTAACAAGAAGCTTTATGAGCACGCTGGTGACAATCTTACTGGATCAGATGGATCTTACGACATCGGTATTAAACTGACTGCTGTAGGCGCCACTGGATCTGGAACTTTAACTGCTGAGCTAGAATATATCGAAGCTGTTTAAGACATAATGGGGCTGGGCTTATACCCTAGCCCCCTTTTTTAAACCAAGGAGCTTCTAATGACTTTTCCAGCCTCAGCCGTTGCTATATGTAATTTAGCACTAGATCATCTTAATGAAGCATCTATAACTTCCATTGAAACACCTGAAACAAAAGTAGAATCATTATGCGCTCGCTGGTATGACGTGAGCAGAAGGGCTGTTTTAAAACAAGCCGCATGGAATTTTGCGCTTAAAAGAACTACCCTTGCAGCTAATTCTGAATCTCCTCAGTTTGGATATGACACTGCCTATGACCTTCCTAATGACTATGTGAATGTTTCTGAGCTTGGTGATTATGGGCGCATAAAGATGTATAAAATTGAAGGTAATCAAATTTTAATTGATTCAGCCTTTGAGGGTATCTCAACAACTGGGACCATGAAGCTTGTTTATGTTTCAGACTTTACAAACGTAGCTCGCATGGACTCATTGTTTATTGAGTGCCTGGCCTTGCATATTGCGCTAAAGATTGGAAACAGGATTACAAATAATGCTTCCTTGCTTGGGCAGTTAAATGAGCTTTATGGTGATGCTTTAAGTATTGCTCAAAGAGTAGACGGTCAACAATCGCCACCTAAAAGAATTGAAAGATCTAAATTTAGAAGGGCGAGACTCGTTAATAGAACAGCCACAAGAGAAGGCTTTGTTAACTTTGGGGATTACTAATGCCTAGAGCGAATACTACCTATCAAAACTTTGCCTCAGGGGAATTAAGTCCGAAGCTAAGAGGGCGCTATGATATTCCTTTGTATCGTAATGGATGCGAGAGGTTGAGGAATTTTATCTGTGAAACACAAGGTCCAGCTTCTTATCGTAATGGTTTTAGATTTATTGCTCAGACCAGGTATAACCAGGAAGCTGTTTTGGTTGAGTTTGTTTTTAATGATGCCAACTCGTATATATTAGAATTTACTGCTGGATGGATTAGATTTTATGTAGGTGAAGGTCTTTTAATTGAAGGATCTAGAACTAATATAACAGGCATATCCCAGGCTAATCCTGCTGTGGTGACTGATAATGCTCACCCATATTCCACTGATGATGAATTAATTATCTTCGGGATCGAGGGAATGACCGAGCTAAATGGAAGAACTGTAAGGGTAGGCGCTACAACTGCAAACACTTATGAGCTATTAGATGTAGAGGGTAATAATATTGATTCAACTGGATTCACTGCTTACACAAGTGGCGGGACTACTGATTTAATTTATGCAATTACCAACCCATATACATTGCAACAAATAAAGGAATTTAAGTATGCGCAAACAGGCGATCTTATGTATTTCGTTCACCCATCTTTTGAGCCTCGCAAACTTACAAGATCGGGCGCGACAAACTGGACTTTTGCTACTTACACAAGAACAGGGGATCCCTTCACAGGTGCCGATGATTACCCTAGCGTCGTGGCTATTTACAATCAACGTCTTTACATGGGCGCTACTAATAATGATCCACTGAAAATAAACGGAACTATTTCAGCATCCTTTGATGACTTTACTACTGGGACAGATGACACTGATGGGTTTGAGTTCACAATCACAGGGCAAAATAGAATCTTAAACTTAATTTCTAATAATAGATTTTTAGCTATTCTTTGCAGTGGTGGAAACAAAGGTGCTCAAGGATCTCAAGGTGGATCTATTACGCCTACATCTATACAGATTGATGATGTAGATGGGCTTGGCTCAGCCTCAGTCGTTCCACTTTTAGTGAGCAATACTATTTTATTTTTACAGCAGGGTGAAAGAAAAATTAGAGCGCTGGACTATTCTTTTAATGAAGATGGGTTTGTGCCGGAAGACTTAAACAAAATTGCAGATCATATTACTGAAGGTGGAATTACTCAGATGACTTATCAAGAAGGATCTCCATCAGTAGTGTGGGCTATTAAAAGAGATGGAGACTTGCTTGGCTTAACATACGACAAACAGGAAGCTGTAGTAGGCTGGCATCGTCATGACACTGGTGAGAATGATAAGTTTTTATCTATTGGTGCGATACCAAGAAACTCAGATTATGAGCAATTATACGCCTGCGTACAAAGAAACATCAGTGGAAACACTGTTTATTATGTAGAATTTTTAGAGCAGAATCCTACTTTTCCTGAGTTTGTAGATTACTACACATCAGATCTTAATAGGAATGATGATTTCTCAGTATTCTCTCAAGAGTTATTTGAAACTCAAAAAAGATATTTCCACTTAGATGCAGTGAAAGTAATTGCGTTTCCAGTTGTAGCGCTTGGCGTAATGGTCCCGCTTACAAGAGATCC